CCGTTGCTTGTGCCTCTATTCTTTTCTGAGGTCCACCGTTAACATTGTCAAGGACTTGACCGCCCCCGACAATACCACCAGTGCCTACGACAGCAACTGCTGTACCGTAGGTTGCTATTTTTTGTACGTCCACTAGAAGCCGCCAGGAACAGGTAGTCCCATAGTAGAGCCTTGTGGTGCAGCAGGATCAGCAGCAGGAGCATCAGGTGCTAAACCTGAGACACCACCACCAAGAGCACCACCACCAAGACCTCCAAGAGATCCAGTGACTGCTTCCATTACTTGGCCTTTGACGTTATCGACGATTGCATCCTTATTGAGAAATAGATACCCGCCAGCAGCAACGACGGCGAAAGATATAACGCCACTTGTAAGAGCGATAACATTTACTATTCTTTGCATGATCTTATAATTTGTAGGGTTTTTCTTCAGTATCGGTTACACCAACTATCTTAAGAGGTGCTTGTTCGATTCTGATTGTTTGAGTTGGTCCAGCTTTCGCTATGATTGCCTCAATATCTTGTGCTGTAACAGGAGGTTGTCCATTAGGACCAACAGCATTACCATTCTTATCCATCTTCATAGTGCCATCACCCTTCTTGGATGCTGTCTGAATTCCGAAGCTCGCTAAAACTCCAGTGAACACCGAAGCTATGAATGTTGGATCTATTTTCTGCTGAGGAACTCCTGGGATGGCAACATAATTTAATGTCAATATTCCACCGCTCCAGGCAAGTACAGTGATCCTGACCATTGTACTGATGATCGCTGCTTGTTCTTCAGGGTCTGGGAGAATAGCATCCTTTGCTTTAGCAAAGAGACCTTTTTTCTTTTCTTCTTTAACCTCGTCATCTAACAAGGTAGTATCTTCAGCCATATTTCCATACTTAACTGTTACTATATATCAATCAAATATACGTTACCTGATATTGAGATACGATAATCGTCTGATGTATAGAATGGATTGACTCCATGATTGAGACGAGCAGGGAAGAAGACCATCTTCCATTCAAAACTTTTATCTACATACAAATACTCTGTATCTAATCCACCTAATGCTGTATTGTATTGAAACATAAAGGACGCTGTTTCGTTTCCGTTAGTGTTAGGATATCTCTTACGCTCCTCCTCCATGTTGTAAGGGATTGCCACCCAAATAACAAATGAGAATAAACCTGAATGAATATGTAAAGGATTAAAGTCATACTTCTCTTGGTAATTTACCCATAGTCTTTTTAATTCAAGGTCTGTCTTATCAATATCTCTCATGGACTCTGCCATACCCATACTAGGTTGGAGTCCAAATCTTTTTATATATTCATACCCAAGACAACGAGTAAATTTCTTAACCTCTGGTGTTATATCCAGATGCCATTCTTCTTTTAAGTGTCCTCTAAGAGTGCTCCTAGCGTCTCCACCATGAGTTTCCATGGATCTAGATAATTCATCCCGTACAACACGAGGCACCTCACAAGAGAGATACCCTGGTGACTTAAACCACTGTGTATGGTAGGAGAAATCTTTCTCCCATCCAGAATCAATTACCGACTTTGGCATTTACACTGATAACTGTTGCGTTAGGATTCCTTGCTAAAGCAACTTCCTTCGCCTCTTGATAGTTTCTAGCATGGCATTCTTCAATGAATACCTGGCCAGCTACATAAAGTTTTACTTCATGTTTCATCGGATGGTTGCCTTCGTTTACCTATATTATACTTGCTTTCCAGTATCCAGTCAAGCTTTTCTTTATAAGATATTACTTTTATCTGACTCAAGGGTGCTGCATCAGCAATGGTAGTCTTATCCACAACCTCCACTAGGCCCCAATCTGAAAGTAATTGGATAATTCTATTGCGTCTCTGTAAATCATTGTCTGATAAATTCGCTCTCTTACCATCCAATGCAAATAATTCTTTGAAGTGTACTATAAAATAGTCACCCTTCTTGTGTAGTATATGGCATGATTGATATAACTTTCTCTCTTTCCTTGAAGCTACACCAATTCTAGTTAGCGTCTCTCTCACTTTAAGGAAATCATCAGGCTCTTTAAGAGTTACCTGAATCATATCATCTTTAGACCATTGAAGATCCTCACTCATTTCCTTCCTCCCCTATTCAGTTTGTTTTTAATGTAATCCAGTTGTGAAGGAGATAAAATATTTAATGCTTGTCTAGCCTTTTCATTACTATAACCATAGTATTGCTTGACCACATCCAAATCATTCATCTTCTGTTTCTTGTCCCAAGGAGAGAATCTCCTACGTGACCTGACGGTATTTATAAAAAAATCATACTGTAGTTTCTTGTCTAGGTGAGGAAGACGATTCATTTCATTAGCAAACATCACAGTATCCATGTGATGTGACATGCATTTGTTAACAATGTAAGGAGGATATTTACTTTCCCAACCTGGGTCTTCAGGCTGCAGAAGGTATTCCTTGGTCAGATTGATCGAATTCAAATAATCCTTGAGTGGGTATTCCGTGCTGTAAGCCATAGTTGGTGAGGAGAAGTTCTTTACGTTTTGATTGGTCTTTAAGATAGTCACCTGTGCTACGCATAGTATAGGTTAAATCAAATTCAAAAGCATTCCAATCTGTAAATCTATTTTTGTTAATCTGACTACTGTTATATGATATCATCATGTGTGATGTATGTCCATCACAATCTCCTGCAAACTTATCATGGTCAAACGTCTTATGCATCTCACCCCTCTTACCATATATCTTAGATTTAATATCATATGGTGGATCCATATACACAAATGTATCTGAAGAATCTGTAAGAAGATTCTCATAAGATTCATTAGTAATCTTCCAGTTTTGTATCAACTCCTGATACTCAGGTAGTTTATCTATGCCTCGTAGACTGAAGTTTGAATCTGAGGCTTGGGCACTGAATGACGAGGACTCAGTGAGACCGCTAAAAGAGCACTTATTGATAATATAAAAACTGACAGCACGATGGAAGGCCGTAGTCTGCCGTTGAGCAAGGTATTCTTTACTCTCTGCAAATAGGTGTCTGGCTCTATCTTGGGTGTCGTATTTCTTTTTGAGTACTGTGAGTTGTTTCGCAATTTCATCTCCCTTGTCTTGTAGTTGTGTCCAAAAGTTATACAAATGCTCATACAAATCATTCACATGAATCTCTAGGTGAGGATATGTCTGTGTCATATACAAAGCAACAGACCCACCACCTAAGAATGGCTCACGATAATGTTTATACCTTTGCATGTCAGGTAGAAACTGTGCCATCTTTTTAGTAGCACGAGACTTCCCGCCTGGATATCTAAGAGGGGTCTTTAAGTTTGCCATATCTTTCTTTGTGTGTATGTGCTATACCTAACTCATGCATCTTAGCATGATCATCGATTGGATCTCTCACACCTTCTGCACCAGGCCCAAAGGTAAGATAGATTCCCCAACCAACTAGAAATGCTAGTAGTCCAAGAATTATGTAAACTATGATCATTGTTTTGTTGTGTTGCTACGTGTCCTATTAATTATAGTAATAAACTTGTCACCAGCAAATGTGCCAGCAAGACATACATCTATCTCGTCACCATCTTTCCAGTTAACAGTGCCATCCTTCTTGGTATGTTGCATTAATATTGCAACCTTCTTAATTACTTCTTCAGTTAATCTCATGTGTTTAATACCCAAATTAATCTAACAACCATAGCTGCAAATATCACATAGTAGGTCCACATAATAGTCATACCTATTTTATTGTGCCTACTACCTCTGACATAGGGATGAGCACCTGGTGGTGATTTATCCCATCCATCTTGCATGTATTCTTTTGGGTCAATCATTTGAATTCACACTCCACCATAATTTGAGTTAATGCAGCAAGCAGATTTATCTCTTGGTCTGCTACGAAAGCAGACTTATACTGATACTCAGCAATGATTAACACTGCTGCTGCGATGCTTGGTCCCTCCATTATATCAAAAAGATTATCATAAATCTTTCGGAGTATGGCAGTTGGGTCACTGTCTAAATTCTGAGTAACCCACTTCTTAACTTCATTAAACTTCTTGTTCTTTAATGCATCTACTAATCCTTTAACATTAGCATCCCCTAGGGTTGCGAGGATGCCGATGTCAATAGCACCTGTAGAGCTATATCTTTGCAACTCGTTAAGCGTTCTTCTAAAGTCTGGGTAGTATTGTTGGACGACTTTGGCAACCACTTTGTCATCGAACCGTATCTCCTCTCTGGTAAGGATGTCTCTACACCTTTCAAAGAAGCTAGCTGCGAGAGTTTGTTTAGTTTTTCCACGAGTGTTAAATTCAATTACTGTTGTCCTACTATGTAATGGAGATATTATTTTGTTCTTAAAGTTACACGTGAATATGAACCGACAGTTTTTCTGAAATTCTTCAATCGACGCACGGAGGAGTAACTGTACATCTGGGGTAGTGTTGTCCGCCTCATCGATGATAAGAACCTTATGGCGTGATGTAGAAAGCAGAGACACAGTAGAAGCAAAGGTCTTTGCCTGATTGCGTACAGTGTCCAGGAATCTACCTTCATCTGATCCATTAATGACATAAAAATCTGCCTTCAATTCGTTACACAATGCTTTCGCAATTGTGGTCTTTCCTACACCAGCAGTCCCAGAAAGGAGGAGATTTGGAATCTCCCCTTGGTCTAGGAAACTCTGGAAAGTGGCCTTCACATCTGTAGGAAGTATACAATCCTCAATAGTCTGAGGTCTATACTTCTCTACCCATAAAAAATCATTATTCATTTTTTAAATGCTCCTGCCCATATCAATAGGGACATACAAACAGCAGTCCAAAAAATAACGTACCACATATTAAGTGTTAGGCTCCAGTGCTATAAGATAGCGTACACTGTCTGAGGAAAAGCGTGCGACATTCGCTTTGCTAATGGTAACATCATATGACTGAGGAAGCAACTTAAGATTCTCCATCTTGAAGCAATAGCAAAACTCATCTGAAGTCTCACCTACCTCTACAGAATATGAATTACTTGTATCATTTTTCTTATCAGTCAATGTTAAACTCATCGCACCTTCATGACCCTGTAAACATAGGTCAGGCACACCACAGATAGACCATGCTTTCTTAATCTGAGCAAAGACTGGTGCTTCTAATCTGAAGTT